TATCATGCCTGTTTTGCGACCTCATTCACTACGTCATTTTTTACCATCCGGCTGATAATCTGATTACACAAATCGTCAATAATTGACTGCACTCTGTTTACTGCCATCGGTTTAAGCCCGGCATCACGTGCCAGAATATTGGGGAGTTTTGCCAGTTCCTCGCTTACGATTTCCCCCCATATAGCCATCTCTTTTCGCACATCATCGGCGGGTATGAGTTGCGCCGTTTCCTGTTCGAACTTGAGGCGTTCACGTTCGGACTGATACCAGGCCTTACGGTCATGTGGCTCCATTTCTTCCAGTGATGCCGGAACGGGAAGATCAAGAAAACAGGTCAGAATGTCAGTCACCCGATAGAGTTTCAGCTTGTCATGCCCTCCGGCTGGCTGGATGTTTTTCAGCCTTGCCGCCGCAGTCTGACGACATATTCCCGCTATCGCCGCCAGTTGATTAATGTTCAGCATCAGATTTTTCAGTTCTCGATCCATACCCGCTCCAGAATGTTTTAAACATGCATCTTGCGAACAACTTTCAGAAGAGGTCAAAAAATGCGCTATATGTTGAGCATAAAACAAGTAAAATTAACATACCAAAAATAAAAATGCTTAAAATTCAATACAATATGAAGATGATGATGACGAATGAAAATGCAAAAACTAGCCTTTTTCCGCGCCGCTCCCGCCCCGTGGCAGACCACCCCACCGGGAGGACCCGTAAAAAAAGGCGGCTATCGCCGCCCTTGTTGTCATGCTCCACTCGATTTCAGTAATCCGCGATAGTCGAGGGCCGCGACACCTGCATCTATGCGCACCTTCCAGGCGACGCCATCAACAGTAAAGCCCTCCTGCTCCTCAAGATATGGCGTATCAATACCATCAAGATAAGCGACCTCTATCGTGTCCATACCCTTCGCCGCTGCCACATACCACTCCTTGTTATTGGCTTTATCAAGACGTGGCTCAACGATTACCTCCGCCATATCTTTCACCACGTTAATGATGCCGGGGTTCTGATTGATAGTGCCCACGCCATCAACCGGAAAGAGTGATGACGATGACAGAATGGCGCGATGTGCGGCAGACTCCAGCGCGGCGGGGACCAGGACAAATGCGGGGGTAATATTCAGCGAATCGCCGTTAGCGTCTTCCTGGAGGCGCATCAGCTTACGGGCTTCGTTAAGCCCCTCCATGTCCATATCCTTCGCAATAAGATTTTTATGATCGGCATGGAATAACGCTTTACCATCCGTAAACTTGCCGTTGCTGGTTAACAGGAGATAAACCAGATTGCCAACTGTTCTGGCAGCTGCGCGTCCCATCGCCATGGGGATTGTAGTTAACTGGGTCAGGTCATCGTTGATAATGGCCTGACGGGTAACGGAAAAAATATTCCCGTACGTGGCCAGCGCAATAGGTACACCTTTATCGCTAGTGGTGATGTATTTATATTCCGCGCCTTCCGGTACTTTATCCAGCTTTGAAAAACCATTCAGACCAACGCGCTTTGCTTCATGAAAGTTTGAAAGCGAACCGGTACGCGTCCATTTCTGGAACGTTTCGCCGCTGTCCTGCCAGCCTTTCAGTACTGATTTCTCAGCGCCACCAGCCAGAATATGAGAAAAATCGCTGCTGCTGTGTGTAAAAGCCGCATTAACAACCTGCGAGCGATTAATAAAACCGCTCACAGTGATACCACGATCAACCAGTGATGCCTGGGCCATTTCAAAAAGGCTCATCATCGCGTAAGGGTTGCCTCGTTCAGGGCGTTCATACCCAAGACGGGAATAAAGCCCCTGACGAATTGCATCACCTGTTATGTTTCCGTTTCCGGCATAGATATGAGGCGAGGTATTTTTATTGGATGGCGTGGACTCGCGCCCCAGCTCGTTCAACAGCTTTTCACGGGCCATTTCCGGTGTACATGATGCATCTTCCAGACACGCCATTTTGATCCCGTCGTAACGACTGCCGAACAAGCTAAACACTTCACTTATTCCATTGATGCGCTTCTGTTCATTACCAGCAATATTTGCCGCTCCCTGTGGCGGTGTAATCATTCCTTTAATGGTTTCCGGCATATGTAAAAAATCTCCTGTGCGTTTCGATTCAATTCGCGCCATTGCTCTGACGGATGGCAACAATTCATCAGCAAAACCGTGCTTAAGGCATTCTTTCCCATCCATCCAGGTTTCATCCTCCAGCATGGCGGTAATTTCCTGTGCTGATTTGCCCGTTTTTCTGGCATAAGCAGGGATTAACACGGTTTCCACCTTATCCAGCAAATCAGCATAATCACGCATATCGCCAGCATTTCCGCCAGAGATACCCCACGGCTTATGGATCATCATCATGGCGTTCTCCGGCATAACAACACGATCGCCAGCCATTGCGACAACCGAAGCCATTGAAGCCGCAACACCATCGATATAAACCGTAATGTCTGCCGGATGATTCCGTAGCAGGTTATAGATGGCGATGCCTTCAAACACATCACCACCTGGTGAATGGATCCTCAGATTGATATGTGAAACATCGCCAAGGGCTTTCAGGTCTTCCGCGAACTGCTTTGCAGTAACACCGAAGCCGCCAATCTCCTCATAGATAGATATATCCGCCGCTCCGCGAACATCCGCCGCCTTAATGGTGTACCAGTGATTCATTGCTCACTCTCCGATGCAAAACCACTCTGATTAAGCCAGGCGTTTACGGCATGCCTGACAATCTGCGCCACACCTGGTAATGGTTGGTCAGGATGATGATTTATATGGTCGATCCTGTACTGCTTAAGGCGCATAACGGTCTGCGCATCCAGATGAACGGAACCGCCTCTGATATCGCCTGTGTTCAGGTCATTAATACAACTCACAACAACTTCCTCTGACTGACTAAACTATACATAGTATCGATCTACAAAAGTGGTAAATAAACATATTTTTACCATAAAAATCGATTTATAATCTTTATCATGTCTTGTATCTTCTAATCACTTGCAACCACTGACACAGGAAGAGAATGGAACTTACTGATACTCAAAAAATTTTTCTGAATAATGCGGCTAAAAGATCTTTCAGAGACATGGCTGATCAAGATTATCTAACTGCTCGTATTTGCTTTAAAAACAATCTTCCTTTCCAATTTTTATGGATGTCTCAACAAGCAATTGAAAAATATATAAAATGCATTCTTATTTTTAATAGAATCCCTGTTAAAAATATTGGACATGATCTTGTTGCAGGAATTAAAAAAATTAATGATATTCCATATATTAAACTAGATCTGAGTGATAAAAGCATATATTTCATAGAGTATCTAAATGACCAAGGACCAAATAGATACTTCCAAAAAGTCATGTATACTAATGGGTTTGAAATTATTACATTAGATAGAACTGTATGGGAATTACGCAGATACTGCCGCTTACTAAATTATCAACTCAAAACCCCTAAAGGTGAGCTAATAGATATGCTAGAAGTAGAATTACGGAAAATTGAGCACTCAAGGAATGTACCGCCACATAAATATAAAATCACAGATGGTTATTTGGAAAAGCGATGAAAAGACAATAAATATAATCACGGAAACATTTTAACATGGAAGAATCTATTTTTTGGGAAGACGAAAAAAAACACAATAAAAATTGGACGCTCACAACGTATCAGTTACCCTACTCAATATATACATCCTGAAAGCTTAGAGTTATTCAATAAATTTTTCAAAACTAACTAACTTATAGCGCTTATCTATTAATCCAGCAAACCAGAAAAGTGTTTGCTGTTATGTACGTAATACTAAGCGACAAATATCCTCTTATGGCTAACTACCTGTCGGCTAAAACTTAATATTCCATGCTGTAATAAAATTTTTGTATTTTAACCCTTCACGTGTTCACCTTTTGCTATTTTCTCTTTCAATTCATAATGTTAAGGGGTGAACAGTTTCACAAAAACTATTCACCAACTGTTCACCACTGTTCACCCTTGCAGCTCAATAAACAATCAAAAAGGTGAACAGTGAATAGTTTGGTGAACAGTTCATAAATAACTGTTCACCCTATAATATAATGATATAAAAGACATTTATGACGGGGTGAACAGTGGTGAACAGTTATTCCATAAGTTTAATTTTTGCTATCGTCATTAGTGACCGATACACATGATGGCATCCAGTCTTCTGATTCCTCCGTCAGTGTCACGTTTGAACGCAAACCGTGCTTCGTTTTCCGTTTCATATACTCCCTGCCATATTCCGCCATTGCCCCCGGCATATCTTTACCGAAGCGCGTCAGTGTTACAGGTTTACCAAACCCATGTGCCCTCATATAAGCCAGATAGGCATGATAGAGATACCTGCGTGGGCTGAATGGCACAATTTCAGCATTACCCACTAACAGGCCATCACACATTACCGACGCCATGAGATAGCCGCAGAAGTCCACCAGCGAATCCCCCTCTCGCTTTATCGCCAGTGCTTCTTCAGATTTCTGCTGCTCATATAACAGGCGTCTGGCTTCGTCCTGGTCAGCAAACCGTGTAAGCAGATGGCGAATCACTACCGCCAGCTCACCTTCTATTTTTTCCGCCAGCATTGGATCACGTTCGTTCTCCGGTACAACTTCCGAAAAATTGAATATCACCCGACGACGTGAGATCCCCCCGCTGCGGTCACTGAATGACATGGCGTTATTGTTAACCGCCAGCACTACTGCCGGAATACGCGTTGAGTAGGGGGCTTTGTGTTTCGGGTCAATTGCCACCTTGTCACCGCCTGTAATAGCCTTAATCCCTGCCCCATCACCAGCGTAGCGGGTCATATCCGGCATGATAATCAGCGAAAAGCCAACCACTAACGCGCGTTCCCTTGCATCTTCCAGCGCCTTCATGCTTGCCGATACTGTGTTGGCCTTACCCGCCAGCATGGTGCAAATCTCCGCCATCACGCTTTTACCACTTCCCCCTGGACCTGTTACCTCAATGAATAACTGCCAGTCGTACCGGTTCGCCAGCACCATGAATAATGCAGCCAGTACGCGATCCGCCTTGCGGTCATTCTCAGCCACCGAACGGCGTAACCACTTCCAGAAATTCGGCGCATGTGTTGCCAGCGTTTCCCCCTCTGCTGGTGGGCTGAAAGGTAATTCACTGGCAATTAACAACCAGTCGTTTTTGTTATGCTCCCGAAAATTACCTGTTCTGGTATCAAATACCCCGTTACTGAATCCAATCAGGTTACGGGCTGTATTCCCCATTACAGGCAAACTTAACTTCATGGTATCGACCGCCGATTTAATGGCGTTCTGCGAATAGCTGATCTCCGCATCAATGAAAATCTGTGCCATAGCTCGCTGTAATTCTTTATCCTGTACTGGCTCCCATACAACGCCGTTGTAATGGTGAACAGTGTCAGAGTCAGCATGAATCGCCAGTTCACCGCCATAATGTGCCAGGAGAACTTCGCCGCGTTGACTTGCTCCCATCTGGTTAAGCGCCAGTGATGANCTCACATATGAGAAACGATATTTCTTACACCGATACCCTTTATTTGGGTATCGCGAGTAAGCCCCAAAATCTGGGTGTTACTCTTACTACCCAAACTACGGGTAGTTTCCGTAGTTTCATAGTCGAGTTGCAGATCTGCAACTCGCCACCAGTTGCTAAGTGCATTTTTGCACTTTCGGTAATATCAACCAGTTACCGCCGTAAGTGCTCCGGCTTCCTCCACTGGTAAGTATTTTTCGCGCTCTCCCTCCGTTGTTGAGAACGGCGACGGTATGCCAGCAACTCAAGAACTCTGGTTCGTATGTTGCGCATATCCACGCCGTTAAGCTCAATACCGTCACGGCGCATTACCTCATCCACCACACGCGCATAATTTTCAGCGGTCACGCTGTCCGGTTGCATGGCCTGTTCGTCAACCTGCTGGCTGATTCCGGCGACGCGGCGGATTAATCCCAGTATTTCGGCTTCTGTCATTGTGCCCCCATCGCGCTGGTTAAGAAAACAAGCTCAGATTTTTTGTAAAGAATCTGTCACGCTAAAAGATGTCGAACAAAAATTAACCACAATCATCATCTTTTTTGCATCAACCACATTAAAAACAACAGGTTACACACATGATGATGATGACGATAAAACCACAAAAATGCGCTTTTTTCCGCGCCGACCCGCCCCGTGGACAGGCCCCCCCCACCAGGAGGACCCGCAAAAAAGGCGGCTGCTGCCGCCTTGTTCTCATGAAGAAATCGCTCTGACCATTCCGCGATAATCCAGAGCAGCAACGCCAGCATCAATGCGGACCTTCCAGGCCACACCGTCAACAATAAAGCCCTCCTGCTGCTCAAGGTAAGGCTCGTCATTACCGTCAAGATAAGCCACCTCAATTGTGTCCGTTCCCTGTGCTGAAAGCATGTACCATTGCTTATCACTGACTTCATCAAGGCGGGGATCGACAATAATATCCAGTTGTTTGTGGTACGGGTTATATGAACCACTGTTTGTATCGGCACCGAAAGGCGTGGTTGAGTTAACCATTTGCAACGCTCTGTCTTCCAGAGCCGCAGGAACAAGAAGGAATTTTGGCACAATATTCAGCACCTCACCGTTTTCATCCCTCTGTGTGCGCATTGCACGGCGTGCAATGCCAAGCCCTGTAGTGCTGACTCCGTTATCAATATCATTTCCGTGTTTTTTGCTGAACAGCGGTATACCGTCAGAAAGCTTTGTGTTTCCTGTCAGCACCAGATGAACCAGATTACCCACCGTTCTGGCGGCTGCTCGCCCCATTGCCTGTGGGATAACTGTTAACTGATTCAGGTCATCGTTAATAATCGCCTGTCGGGTAATGCTGAAAATATTTCCGTAAGTTGCCAGCGCGATTGGTTCGCCACGGTCACTGGTGGTGATGTATTTATATTCCGCGCCTTCCGGCACTTTGTTTAATGTAGAGAAGCCATTCAGGCCAACACGACGTGCCTCATGGAAGTTTGACAATGAACCTTTTTTCGTCCACTGGCGGAACGTTTCGCCGCTGTGTTCACGGATTTTTCAGCACCACCAGCAAGGATATAAGTAAAATCGCTGCTGCTGTGGGTGAATGCCGCGTTTACTATCTGCGAGCGTGTGCTGTAGCTGCCTGTGCTTATGCCGCGATGGGTTAATGATGCCTGTGCCATATCGAAAAGGCTCATCATGGCGTAAGGGTTGCCGCGTTCTGCCTGTTCATGTCCCAGACGCGCATTAAGCCCCTGACGCATTGCATCGCCGGTTATGTTGCCGTTATCCGTGTACGCGTAGTAAAGATTTGCGGGGGTGGTTTTGTTTGTCGGTGTCGATTCTTTACCCATAGTGAGTAAAAGGCGTTCGCGTGCATCCTCAACGCTACAGCCTGAATCAGCAAGACAACTTATAGCCAGGTCGTTATATCTTCCATTGAACGTGCCAAACAATTCACGTATCCCGTTGAGTCGTTCCTGTTCTCCGCTGCCAGTTTTCTGGCTGATCATGCTTTTAATATTTTCCGGCATATTCGAAAAATCTCCGATTCGTTTTGATTCAATTCTGGCCATTGCTGTAATCGCGGGTATAACCTCATCTGCGAAGCCATTAGCCTTACACTCATTGCCATCCATCCAGGTTTCCGCCTCCATCATGGCGGTGATTTCCTGTTTGCTCCTGCCCGTTCTTCCGGCGTAGGTTTCCGCCATCGTGTCGCCCAGCTTGTCCATCAGGTCAGCAAAGCGGCGAACGTCGCCCGACACTCCGGCAGTAACACCACGGGGGGCATGTATCATCATCATCGCGTTTTCAGGCATAACGATGTGATCGCCACACATGGCAATAAACGAGGCCATAGAAGCCGCCATGCCTTCAATGTGTACAATTTTCTTTGCCGGATGATTTTTCAGGGCGTTATAGATAGCCAGCCCTTCAAAGATGTCGCCACCAGGTGAATGGATGCGAAGATGGATTTCAGGCACATTACCGCACGCGTTGATCTCGTCAGTAAGTGCCGATGCTTTTACACCGTACCCGCCGATCTCGTCATAAATGCGTACATGTACAACATCAGCCATAGCCTTAATGGAAAACCATGTTTTCATAGCCAGGCTCCTAACGTTGCCCTGTACCAGTATTCAACCGCGCTTCTCGCAATCTGCCCTTTCGTGGGTACTGGCATTCCAGGGTGATGACTTTTAATGAACTGCTGATAGCGTTCGAGCTTCTCCATAGTTCCGGCGTCTATGTGCACTGTTGCACTTTTATCCGGTTTTCTGCTGTTGTTCTCTGGCATAAGTCTGCCTCCGTTATGATTAACGGGCATCATTATTGATCGATAAAACTGGTAAATAAATCATTTTCTATCTAAAAATCAGATTATGTGTTTTCTGATTTTTGTCATACCAGCAAAAGAATTGACTAATTATTGCCACGCCAGCACAATTAAGACTCATCATTTCGGTAGTGGCAGTATCCTTTGTCGCTGACAAAGCGCCTCCGGTGGCACCATCGGGGCGCTTTTTTTTGCGCCTGTTTTTTGTAAATGCTTTCGGGAACGTTCCGGCGTCGAACAAAAAACAACCTAATTCGACACTAAAAATTTTTATTTTGCCATATATCAATAACTTAAACTGGTGGTGATGGTGACATAAAAATCAAAAAATACGCCTTTTTCCGCGAACCGCCCGCCCCGTGGACAGGCCACCCCCACCAGGAGTACCTACAAAAAAGCCGGATTGCTCCGGCTTCTGTCACTCGTTGCTTAAAACGGTATGTTATCCCCGTACGGATCATCATTCCCCGCCTGTTGTTTGGCCCTGTTCAGTGCATCAGTGGCCTGCCCCTGTTGGCCTTTTTTACCGCCCGGTCGCGCCGTTCTGGCACTGATTACACTGTCTGCGATAACCTGCCAGCCCTGCCGCGTTTCTCCGTTCTGGCCTGTCCACTGGCTTACCTGCATGTTACCCGCCACGCTCACCAGCTCGCCTTTCTGGTGCTTTGCCAGTGCGTCAGCCTGTCTGCCAAACGCCAGGACGGATAACCATATCGTCGCCGTTCCGTCATCTGCCTGGCTGCACGGCAGGGGAACCGCCATACTCGCCATCGTCATTTGCGTACCCTTGCTGGTGGTCTTTAACTGCGGGTCAGCCACCAGCCGCCCGTAAGCCGCTATCTGTGCTGTCATGCTGTCTGCTCTCCGGTTTTAACGTTGATGGTTGTCACCTGTTCCGCTTCGGCAATCTCCCGTTCTGTCAGCGTGGCAAAGTTTGCCGCCGTCGTGGTCATGAATGCGCTTATCAGTTCGGGATGTGCTTTCGCGTATCCTTCCCCGGCGTTGCGGTCGATGATTTTTATCGCCACCCTCAGCCAGTGTTCTGTCAAATCAAGGGCGTGAGATTGTGGTTTTTTGGCGTGCTTCGTTGTCACAGGCTTTACCTCACAGCAATAAAATAAAATTTTTGCATTTTAACCCTTCACCTGTTCACCTTTTGCAATTTTCCCTTTTTATTCATGATGTTAATGGGTTAACAGTTTCACAAAAACTATTCACCAACTGTTCACCACTGTTCACCCTTAAAGCTCAATAAAGAATCAAAAAGGTGAACAGTGAATAGTTTGGTGAACAGTTCATAAATAACTGTTCACCCTATAATATACTGATATAAAAGACATTTATTGCAGGGTGAACAGTGGTGAACAGTTATTCCATAAGTTTAATTTTTTCCATCGTCATTTGTGACCTATTGCACATGATGGCATCCAGTCTTCTGAATCCTCTGTCAGGGTCACATTTGAACGCAAACCGTGCTTCGTTTTCCGTTTCATATACTCCCTGCCATATTCCGCCATTGCCCCCGGCATATCTTTACCGAAGCGCGTCAGTGTTACAGGTTTACCGAATCCGTGTGCCCTCATATATGCCAGATAGGCGTGATAAAGATACCTGCGCGGACTGAACGGAATAATTTCGGCATTACCCACTAACAGACCATCACACAT